ACCGATCCAAACCAAGTAAGTGCAGAAATCAACACACGGGGCGAACTGATTTATAAAATCAAGCAGCAAAGCTATTCAGCGGATCGGGTTTTGCACATTAAAGGTGTGACTTTTGACGGTATTTTAGGCGAAGATGCTCAAATCTTACAACGTGAAAATTTTGGTCTTGCACTAGCAATTCGGAAATATCTGGCCAAGTTTTTCGGAAATGGGGCGCATTTGTCTGGCATTTTAAAAGCACCGGGCGCACTGACACAACAAATTTACGAAAAACTTTTAATGTCATGGAAAAGCCGCTACGGTGCAAATGGAAGCGACGAGGGCGGTACTGCTGTTTTAGAAAACGGCATGGAATACCAACCCATCAGCCTTTCCCCTGAGCAGTCCAGCGGGGAAGCTATGCGCCGGGCTAGTATCGCAGACATTGCCCTAATTACGGGCGTACCTCGCTTCATGCTTGAAGAATCAGATCCGACTTTCAATAATGGCGAAACACTCACAAGGCAGTTTGTGAACTACACAGTCCTACCCCTTTGCCAACGCATTCAGGATGAGTTTGATTACAAGCTATTCAACACAGAGGAGCAGTACACTTTGCGCTGTGAATACAACCTTACCAAGCTTTTGAGTGCCGACACTGAACAGCGTTCCAAGTACCTTGACAGCTTAATGAAGTGGGGTATTGTGACAATCAACGAAGTTCGTAAAATGGAGGGCATGAACCCGTCCACCGACGAAAACGCAAATAAACATTTGATTCCGGTAAACATGGTTTCACCAGATTCACAAAATAACGATGATGGAGACGAAACAGGAAATTGAAAAGCGGGTTTTTCAAATCCAATACCGGGTAGCTGATGAAAGCAACGAACCGGGCGAAGGGAAAGAAGCAAGCCGAACCGTTGAGGGGTACGCTGCTTTATTCGACACCACGGCCTCAATTGGGGGGTGGTTTGATGAACGGATTGAACCAGGGGCATTTAAAGAAGCCCTGAAACGCTCTGACATTCGGGCGCTGTTCAACCATGATCCTAATTACATCCTGGCACGTACCGAAAGCGGGACGCTCGAAGTCAAAGAGGATAAAAAGGGGTTGTTTTACCGCTTTGAGGCACCCAACACGAATTTTGGGAACGACTTTTTGGAAATGCTTCGCCGGGGTGATATTTCCCAAAGTTCCTTTGCTTTTACAGTGAAGAAACAACGCTGGGAAGAAGAAAGGATTTCACAAGACGAAATGAAGTACACGCGGGTAATTGAAGAAGTAGAACAAGTCTACGACGTTGCCCCGGTTACATATCCAGCTTATGCAGAAACTACGGTTTCAGCACGAAGCAAAGCAACAGAATTGCAAAAACCGATTATTTCAAATAACAATGTAGTTGATTCGCTCGAACGCGACCTTCAACTTCTAAAAATGCTCTAAAATGACAATTCAACAATTGTTAGACAAGCGGGCGGGTATCTGGAACCAAATGGAAGGTTTGAAGGTCGCTCGTGGTAATGACTGGAAACAGGAAGACCAAAACCAGTGGGATGCTATGTATGCAGAATACAACCTGCTTACACGGCAAAAAGACACATTGGAACAAATGGAAGCGATAGCATCTCAAAATGTTCCAGAGCCGACCACTACCCAACCCGCAAAGCGCACCACCCCCGAAGAAGATCGGGAAGTAATGGAACGCCGGGCACTGGCTACCTTTGCTACCTACCTTTTGCGCGGCGACGCTGCAATTGATGGCGAAGCAAAAAAGCTACTCAAGGAACTGCGCAAACAAGGCCACAGCGTATTGGATTGGGAACGCCGGGGTACAAACGTCATTGCAACCGAAACAACCACTACCTACGGCGGTTATTTAGTGCCTGTTACCTTGTGGACTGAGCTTGAACGTCGCATGAAATTCTTTGGCGGGATGATGCAAGCTTGCCGAATGATCAACACCGACGACGGCGGGCTTTTGAACTGGCCTACCAACGACGACACCAGCGCAACGGGTAACTGGTTAGCTGAACCTCGTTCGTCTGCATTGACTGTTGAGGACACCACCTTCAACCGCGTTCAGTACAATTCCTTCACTTGGGGAACGCTGGCAAAGTTCACGATTGAAATGTTCCAAGATGAGCGCGTCAATTTGCTGATGGAGCAGATTACCGACATTTTCAGCGAACGCGCAGGACGGGCTTTGAATGCTGCCTTCACCACTGGTTCCGGTACTGGTCGCCCTACTGGTTTGTTGACCTCAACTAGCGCTGGTAAAACCACTACTGGTGCAACTGCCATTACCAAGGCTGAATTGATCGACTTGGTCCACTCCGTTGATCCTGCTTACCGCAATGGCCCCAATGTCGGCTTTATGATGAATGACGCGGGTTTGGCCTACATCCGCAAGCTTGACTTTGGTAGCAGCAATAATGACCCGCTTTTCCAAGCTTCGTTTCAAAACGGGGTTCCTGACCGCCTTTTGGGCTATCCCGTTTACATCAATCAGGATATGGCATCAAGCGTGGCTAGTGCTGCTAAAACAGTTGTTTTTGGGGATTTCTCCAAGTACATTATCCGCGAAGTTCAGCGCCCAAGCATGTTCTTGATGCAGGAAAGGTACATGGATGAACTGCACAAAGGCTTGGTAATGTGGAGCCGCTACGATGGTAAACTTTTGCAGTCCAACGCGATTAAGCACCTTTTGCAAGCATAACCGATTATGAGCGCACCGTTAAAGTACAAAGTATCAACACCTCCCGCAAGTGAGCCAATTAGTCTTTCCGAGGCTAAACTGTACTTGCGTGTTGATACCAGTGCTGACGATGCGCTCATTACTGCCTTGATAACAGCGGCGCGGGAAAGTGTAGAACTCTACACCTCCCGCGCTCTTGTGACCCAAACCGTAACGCAAAAACTGGATTGTTTCCCGTCGTTCGGGTTTCGTTTGGCGGTGCATCCGGTGGCCTCAATTACCAGTATCGAGTACAAGGATAGCAACGGTTCAACTCAAACCCTATCCACTGATATTTACATGCTGGATAACTACGATCTACCGAACGCGGTAGTATTGAAAGCAAACCGGATGTTTCCTACAACATATCTCGAAGACAACGCCGTTACCGTGACGTTTGTAGCAGGTGAAGCGGCTGCGAGTGTGCCAAAAGCCATTTTGCAAGCTATCTATCTTACACTCACCGACTTTTACGAAAACCGGACAAATTACGTGAAGAGACTACCGACAGCCGCTGAATATTTGCTTAACCAATACCGGGTATTTGTATTCTGATGGCAAAGCAAGTAGACACAATAGGCGCAATGCGGGAACGGGTGACAATTCAAAATGTCACTGAGGCACAAAGTACAAGCGGTTTTCCTGCTGAAACATGGGCAGATACCGCAACGGTTTGGGCAGAGGTTACATACTCAATTCTACCAAGTGATGAGGACGCAATTGCGGATAAAAAGACAGCTATCCAGGTTGCTTTATTTCGCATTCGCACACGTACTGACACTAACGAAAAATCGCGCCTAAGTTATCGCAGTGAGCTTTTTGATATTAAAGCCATTGAGTTTACGCCGGGGCGGGAATTTATGATTGTACAAGCTGAAAGGAAAAAGTAATGAGGATTGATGTAGATGTTCAGGGAATACAGGCCGTTGCTGCTGCTTTTGAGCATGTTTCAGCCCGCTTTTCTAATCCCGACACACGTCGCCAAATTGCCCAGGCCGCCGTACCTATTGTTGTTCCTGCAATTCAGGGTGCAACCCCAATGAGCAAAAAGGAACACAAGCGGTACGATACACCAAAACTGGTAAACCGGATTCGCGCTCCAAAAGGTTTAGGCCGGGTGGCTGCTACCTACTTACCAGGAAACTTGAAAGCCGCAACCATCGACCTAGCAACACGCCGCCGAAAGTTTGCAAAATCTTCCGTGGTGGTAATTGCGCCGCTGTATAGTCGCAGCAAAGCAAAGATTGTAGGCAAAGGTAAAAGCGTTGATGCTTACTATGCCCACATGGTTTACGGAAGTGCGGAAGCGTACCAGAAAAAGGTACTGATTGCCGGGCTTTCACTGGCTTCATCCTCCGCACTTGGGGCGATGATAAACAAAGCCGAAAAAATACTTGCTGACGAAAAACTGAAAACAGGGCTATGAATGTAGGTCAAATTATTTACGGGCGTTTGAGTGCGGCTAGTGGTGTAACAACATTAGTAAGTACTCGAATTTACCCCGACCAAGCCCCGCAAAACGCCGTATTCCCATATGTATGTTTTCAGCTATTGCAAGCACAACCAACCGACACTAAGGAGGGCGCAAGCCCACTAGATAAATTACTGGTTCAGATTGATTGTTACGCCCAAAACTACGACACCGCACAATCTATCGCTGCTGCAATACGGGCAGCACTAGACAGGTACACGGGTACGATCAATGGACACGTAATCGACAAAATTATTTATTCTGGACAGTCCAGCGGTTCACCAATACCTGATTTATCAGCTTTTTGGGCTTCGCAGGACTACGAAATAAGGCTAAAGCGATGAACTTAAGATGGACAGCAAAAGCGGGTGAAGGCAAGGCAGGTAAAACGGTAGATATGCACCGAACACAGGCAATGCAAATGATTATTGAAGGGTACGCCGTTGCGCTTGATCCACTTGACAACATCGAAAGGCAGGTGATTGCAGACCGCATTGAAAAGCGCAAGCAAGACCAGCAAATAGTGGTAATAACCGTTCCAGCTTCTGAGCTAGAGGACGAAATTGATAACGACGAAAACTATTAAACATGCCAGCTACAACGGGTATTGTTAACGGTACGAACTTACGTATCTACTTAAATCTTGGCGCTGGCCTTGTTGCCGTCGCCTATGCAACTTCTTGCACCCTTGACATGAGCCGCGACTTGCGTGAAAGCGTAACAAAAGACAGCACCGGGGGCGGGCAAACTGGATGGCGTACTATTCGCCCTGGCCAAAAATCCGGCACGCTTTCCGGGGAGGGATTGGTTGCCTTCGATGCTGACACGAATACAAACCACAAGTCAATGACTGATTTGTTTGGGGCGTATTCTGACGGCGATTCGATCACTTGGCGGTTTACTACCGACAACGCGGGTGATGACTTCCTGTCGGGTAGTGCCTACATTACCAACCTGTCATTAAACGCAGGTGCGGAAGAGGATTCTACTTACAGCTTCACTGCTGAGGTTGACGGTACTATCTACGCAGGTACAGAAGCGTAATATACATAACCACATATGACAACCACGATTTTAATTAACAAGCAATCTATTCCGGTGCGTTTTTCGATGCGTGCTATGGCTCTATATTTCGAGTCGAAAGGGAAAAGCCTGTCAGATTTGGGCGGGCTTTCCTTTTCCGAAATACAGGATGTGTATTGGATTGCCGTACAAGAGGGCTGCCGCCGCGAACAAAAAGAAAATCCCTACCCCGATGAAAACGCCTTTTTTGATGCGCTGGACGATGACCAGAACGCAATGCAAAAGCTAGGCGAAGCAATGGCGCAAAGTTTCGGGGCGGCTGAGGAAAAAAACGACCAACCCAGGGCGAAGGCCAAAAAGCTGTAACCTGGGATTACATCGAAGGGGTTTTATGCGGGCAATTGCGCATACCAGAAACGGATTATCAATACTGGACTTTTCGCCAATTTGGAAACGCTTTGAGGGCTTTCTATGAGATGC